GTCTTGCTCTGCAAACTCGCCCCACTTGCACCACCCGTCACAAAGCCGCCCTGCATATCAACGGCATTGCTGCCTAAATACACACCCATACAGCTGTCACCACCTTCTGAGCGTAACGTTTGTCGCGCCAACGCTGGCTGCCGTTATGTCAATGGTTTTTGCGCTGCTGCCGTCCCATGCGCCCTGACTGGTTCCGTTCAGTTTGATGGTCAGGCTGTTATTTAGTTTTTCGGCGCTCGTTGCGGAGCCGCCTGCGTTGCTGGAACCGGCATAGTTTGTGGTTCCGGTGACTTTGGCCCCTGTGGCACTGTGGGCAATTACCCCTTTCGGCAGGTCGGCAGCCCGCACCGTATCGCC